AATCACAAATCGCATCTCCGAAAAAAGTTAGAAAAAAAATCTATCCATCATCGTTTTTTTGCGTCCGTTCCCCGTACCGAAGAAAAAGTGAGAGTTTCCGCTGGACTAAGTGCCAAAGCGAAGCATTCATGTCTAACACAAAAACGGAAGGGAAAACCGATGTATAACAATGAGATAGAAAAGGATATTGCGCTTCTGCCCTATCAGCAGACAGAGTATTTACGTGATCTATGGCAAAGCTATTTTGATTGCCCGCCACCTAAATTCAATAAATCCACTTTAGTGAACAGGCTGGCTTATCGCATGCAAGAAATGGAATATGGCGGTCTGCCCCAAGATATAAAAGACCGCATTTATGATGCTGTTCATGGCAAAACGCCTAAGAGAAAACAGATTGTTGATAAGCCAGTCGCTGGCACAAAGTTAATTCGTGAACATGATGGCATCGAACATCACGTTACGGTGCTGGTGGATGGATACGAATATCAGGGCGTTATTTACAGGAGCCTTAGCGGTATCGCCCGCAAAATCACAGGCACAAATTGGAACGGTAACGCCTTCTTTGGTTTAACCAGATCGGTGAAGGAGCGTGTAGCATGAGGCCAAAGAAAGAAATAATACGCTGCGCGGTTTACACGCGTAAATCTACTGAAGAAGGTTTGGATCAAAATTATAATACACTGGATGCTCAGCGCGACGCTGGTGAGAATTACATCAAATCACAGCAACATGAAGGATGGGAAATACTGCCCACACGTTATGACGATGGTGGATTCACGGGTGGGAATATGGACCGCCCCGCACTCAAGCAGCTGATGGAAGATATTCAATCGGGTAAGATCGATGTGGTAGTGGTTTATAAAATTGACCGCCTTTCGCGATCTCTGGCTGACTTTGCACAAATGGTTCAGATTTTTGATGAACATGATGTGAGCTTTGTATCCGTCACGCAGCATTTCAATACCAAGGATTCTATGGGACGTCTGACGCTGAATATTCTCTTTAGCTTTGCCCAGTTTGAACGTGAGGTCATTGGTGAACGTATCCGCGATAAGTTTGCAGCATCTAAGAAAAAAGGCATCTTCATGGGCGGTGCTATCCCGCTGGGGTATCAGGTGGAAAACCGAGAGCTTTATATCGATAAAGATGAAGCCAAATGGGTGCGTCATATTTTCCAGCGCTTTGCTACGCTAAAATCTATGAAGAGGATTCTGGTCGAGCTTGAAAAAGATGGTTTTCGTACCAAACGCTATGTCAGCGGCACGGGGAAAGAGCGCGGCGGCAAAATTGCCAATCGGCAATATCTGTACCGCCTTTTGAAAAATAAGATTTACATCGGAAAGATCGTTCACAAAGACCAGGTCTATGAAGGATTGCATGAAGCCATAATTTCTCAAGAGCTGTTTGATAAAGCCAATGATGTTTTTAAAGAAGATCGGGTGGCACGCGGTAACTATACGCGCAACCGTCACCCCGCATTATTACGTGGTCTCATCTCATGTGAATGTTGTGATTGCGCCATGACGCCAAGCTTTACAGTTAATCCTGCAGATGGAAAAACAGCCCATGCGGATCAGACCGACCTCCGATGATATTACTGAGATGGAGGAAGTGCTGTTTGTGTGGCTACGCTGGTTGGATGTGAACGAGCGCAAACTTGTCTGGCAACGGGCAGAACGTGTGCGCTGGAAATTGATTTGTAATCAGTTTGGTGTCGGGCGCACAAAGGCGTGGGAGATGTATAAATGTGCGCTGGGTAAGATTGCCGCGCGAATATGAGCCAACTGACGTTTGCCCCCATCCCCAATGATATCTTGCGCCGTACGGATTTAAGCCACGGCGCAAAGCTTTGCTGTGCGCGGTTAATTCAATATGCCAACAAGGATGGCCAGGCTTTCCCCAAGCTTAAAACGCTGGGCGAAGAGCTTGGCTGTTCCCCCAGAAATGTGCAGCGTTTCATTGCTGAATTGGAAGATCACAAGCTGCTGACAATACAGCAACGTGGTCGTGGGCAATCGAATATCTACCATGTGGATAAGTCGATACTTATCCACAACTCAAAACTTACCACGACAAATCTGTCCACTCTAAACCGGACGGATTCGTCCACTCCAGACACGACAGATCCGTCCACACCATATAAAGGAAGAAAAGAACACCTTAAAAAAGAAATAGAAAAGATAACAGCAGGCCTTGTGCATAACATGCGAATGCCGCGCTGATCCCCCAAAAAAAAGAATAAGCAAAAACTGATGCTAATTGACTTGATAAGCCTCGGGAATGAAGCGTTACTGGTGTTAACAAAGGAGCAAAAACGATGACAAACACACAAGAAAAAAGAACGGCGCTGGACGCCTTTATTGAACACAAAGCCCGCATTGAGGAGATGCTGGAGCGCCTGCAAGCGGCAAGCGCAGACCATTTTAAAACCAACCCCGATGACATACGCTGGGGCGACGCAGGGTTTTTGGCAGACATTGCAGACGATCTGCAACACATCACCGACCGTGTTTTCAAGGAGGGTGAATATGCCTAAGGCCATCCAACAGCAAATCGACCAGCTTTTAACCGAAATCGCCAAGAAGCATTTGAGCCTTGAAACGCTGGAAACCCGAAAAAGCGACAGTCTTGATTTTCACGATGTGGCCGTCTGGTCTTTGAAAGAGGCTTTGCAGGAGGCGTATGAGGCAGGCTTCAATGCCAAAAGATAACGTATCTTATTATTTGCAATATAAGCGTTAACGATAAGGATAATATACATTAACGGTGCAATATGAGCAAAAAGCTACATCTTCCCATACCCGCCAGAAAGGCTTTGAACAAGCTCGGCAAGGATATTCGTGACGCACGGCTGCGCCGACGTATTGGGACCGAGCTTATGGCGGAGCGCGCTGGTTTTTCTCGTATTACACTTAACAGAATTGAAAAAGGCGATTCCGGTGTTTCAGTGGGGGCTTATGTTTCTGCTTTGTTTGTCCTTGGGATGCTGGATCGTCTGCAGGATATTGCCGACGCGCGTCACGACTTAACGGGCTTGATGCTGGAAGAAGAGCGCTTGCCGAAAAGGATTAGAATTCCAAAACATCAATAAAATGCTTTATAAAGCATAAATATGGCTAAAATATGCTTTATAAAGCGTTTTATCTTGAATTTTGTATATTTCAAGACTATATTGGGATAAGAGTAAATAAACAGGAAAAACATACTATGCGTACAAAAACGCCTTTGTTTGAGAACCCACCTTATGCCCTAGAGCAACATCTCGTGCAGCTGGGGCAAAACTTGAGAACGGCACGTGTGCGCCGTAATCTCACTATTGCTGATGTCGCTGAAAAGATTGGCACAGGCGTGCGTGCTGTATCGGACGCAGAAAAAGGGAAAATTTCTACAGGTATAGGCGTGTATTATGCTCTTTTGTGGACTTACGGATTATTGGATCAAATGTCTTTTCGTGATGAAGAAGGTGAAAGATTGGCATCTTTCCGTGAGAAGAAAAATGCCCATACTGGCGCGAGCGGGGAGATAGATAATGACTTCTGAGTGTTTTGTTTACATCACTTTGCCTGGGCAGGTTGAGCCTGTTACCGCAGGTAAATTTGTGCTGACACAAAATCGCCAAGGTATATCTTTGGGCAAATTTATCTACGGGAAGTCATATTTGGCGCGCCCTGATGCTGTTCCCTTTGATCCTGCACAGTTGAAATTGGCAGAAAAAACCTATGAAACAACAGCGCTTAAAGGCGTATTTGGCGCTCTTCGCGATGCCGGCCCCGATTACTGGGGGCGTCGTATTATCGAGCGCCACGCAGGCAAAGCGCAGTTGAGCGAGATGGACTATCTTCTGAACTCTCCAGATGACCGGGCTGGTGCGCTTGGATTTGGTCTTAACGCAACGCCACCTGCGCCAAAACGTACATTTAATCAAACGCTGGATCTTGCAAAGTTACAGGAGATTGCTGATATCATTGTCCGTGATGAAGGTTTGCCTGAGCGCGGTGCAGAAGTTCAAGCGTTGGATTTAATGCTTGCCGGAACATCTATGGGGGGCGCAAGACCAAAGGCGGTCGTAGAAGATAGCGATGGATTATGGCTGGCCAAGTTTAATCGCCCTGATGATAAATGGAATGCGGCACGTGTTGAGCACGCAATGCTTTTATTGGCACGGCAATGCGGTTTACTAACAGCGGAGAGCAAACTGACGACAATTGGCGATCGTGATGCGTTGCTGGTTAAACGTTTTGACCGTGAAAAAGTTGATGGTGGATACACGCGCGCGCGCATGATCAGTGCGCTCACACTGTTGCAAACGGAAGACACACATCAGTCTCGTGACAAATGGTCATATGTTCTGCTTGTTGAGGAATTACGCCGCGCCAGTGCGAAGCCGCAGGACGATGCGAACGAGCTCTTCCGTCGTATGGTGTTCAATGCGCTTATTTCCAACAATGATGATCATCCGCGTAATCATGCTTTGCTGGCAAAAGATGCGAAATGGCGCTTATCGCCTGCTTATGATTTAACGCCCGCGCCTCTGATCAGTCTTGAACGCCGTGACCTTGCCATGGCATGTGGAGATTATGGGCGCATTGCCTCTGCACAAAACCTACTCACTCAAGCAGGACGTTTTTTGCTTAATCCTGAAGAGGCGCAGAACATAATCAATACGATGGTTGAGACGGTCAAATCCAGTTGGCACAAAACACTTCGCAGTGTTGGTGTGAGTGAACAAGAATGTGCAATACTTGAAAACTCATTTGTCTATCCAGGTTTTACCGCAGAGGATTAAAAAATGAACTACGACTTACTGATTGATTTGCACAAAGGCAACAAACGCCAAGGCCCCGGTGGCGATGAACAAACCATGCACGCTATGCAGCTGGCAGGTTTGATGAGTAGCTCTCAGGCACTTCAAATAGCCGATATCGGCTGTGGCACAGGAGCTTCAACACTTGTCTTAGCCAAAAACCTGAACGCCAATATAACGGCGGTTGATCTGTTTCAGGATTTTCTTGATGTCTTGAGTGAGGAAGCAGGCAAACGCGGCGCTGCGGATAAGATCAAAACGCTGGCTGTTTCTATGGAAGAGCTTCCCTTTGAAGAAGCCAGCCTTGATGTTATCTGGGCTGAAGGCGCTATTTATAATATGGGCTTTGCCAAAGGCGTTGAATATTTCAAGCGCTTCCTAAAGCCCGGCGGCATATTAGCAGCCTCTGAAATCACATGGCTGACCAACGAACGTCCGACAGAAATCCAGCACCATTGGGATGCCGAGTATCCTGAGATTGCAACAGCATCTGACAAAATAAAAATTTTGGAAGAACAAGGCTTCGTTCTTAAAGGCTATTTTCCATTACCAGAGTCCAGCTGGACCCAAAACTACTACACGCCTTTGGAAAATACCTTTGAGGGCTTTGTTGCAAAGCATGACTCTGATGACGCTAGAGCCATTGTCGAAGCTGAAAAGGCTGAGATTGATCTATATAAAAAATACAAAGACAATTACAGCTATGGTTTTTACATCGTTCAAAAAGTCTAAACCAATATAAAAAATGTTCGCGAACATTTTTGGAGCGGACAGGTCGAACAAAATCGCCTAGTCTAATCAATACAATCGCCGGAATTGTACCGCAAAGCCACGCAACCATTCACTTTGGGCGTGGCTTTTGCTTTTTCCCTTCCCTGTTATAGCAAAAAAGGTACTTCCGGCGATTGAACCCTATGCGGCGGGCTTAGGCGCAGGACTTTTTTAGTGCCAGAAGATTTTTTCGGGTACGCACCCCCACCGCCAATCATCAAAAAACCAGTCAGAGCAATGCATGCAGGGTGCGTACCCGAGTGCGTACTCATGCGTACCTGATTGTAAAAAAGGAATTTGAATTTGTGGATCATTGTTCCCTTAACATTTTGTCCTTGTGCGCCGGTGTCGGCGGACTCGATCTCGGCATCAGATTGGCGCAGCCAAATGCTCGAACAGTCTGTTATGTCGAGATCGAAGCATTTGCGTGCGAAATCCTGGCAATGCGCATGGAAGACAAAACCATGGATGAAGCGCCTGTTTGGACGGATTTGCGATCCTTTAACGGCAAGCCGTGGCGTGGCATCGTGGATTGCATCACTGCAGGATATCCATGCCAACCATTCTCCGTTGCAGGAAAACAAAAAGGCAAAGATGATCCGCGCCACCTCTGGCCAGATGTGTACAGGATTGTGCGGGAGGTTCAGCCAAGGCTCTGTTTCTTCGAAAACGTCCCCGGACATTTACGACTGGGGTTCGAACAAGTCCATGATGACCTTCAAAGACTGGGTTACCGCGTTAAGGCGGGCTTGTTCTCAGCGGAGGAAGTCGGTGCGTCTCACAAACGCGAGCGTCTCTTCATTTTGGCGTACCGTGAAAGCGACCGAGCCAACGGGTGGCTGTCTCAGCTCAGAGAAATTCAAAGAACGGATGGATGCGGGTATGCCATTGAGCCTGCGGGATCAGGTGAAGCATCTCTGGCCGACAGTCCGTGTTTCTTCTGCGAATGGCCCGTGCAAGAAGGAAATCGAGAACAACAATCCGAAGTGCCGTCTGGAAGTGTCGATTGTGAATTGGGCAACACCAAACACACTGGATCATCTTCCTGCCAGATCTCCCGAAGCCATGAAAAAGCTGATGGGGCCGAACGGGCAACGGGCGGGAAGATCTCGCCCGAGCAATCTGCGAGAGCAGATCATGTGGCCGACGGTGACGACGCAGGATTCCAAAAACAATGCGGGGCCGAGCCAGTTTATGCGGAACACCAAGCCATTGAATGTGAAAGCTGTTTGCCATTCCCACCCGGACCCGAAGGAAACTGGGACGAAATCCCAGCCGATTTTAAACCCGCAATTTGTCGAATGGCTGATGGGCTGGCCAATCGGGTGGACAGCATTCGCGCCTGTGGAAACGGTGTCGTCCCACTGGCTGCCGCTCATGCGTGGGGCGTTCTTACAACTGCAGCAAATGGAGGAAAATAAAAACCATGACTGATGCAAAATCAAAAGACTTGAAAATCGAGCATGTATCGGTTGATGAGCTTATCCCTTATGCCAAAAATGCCCGTACGCATTCTGATACGCAGGTGGCGCAGATTGCCGCCTCCATGACGGAGTTTGGTTTTGTAAATCCTATTTTGCTGGGTGCGGATAATATCATCATTGCAGGACATGGGCGTTTGATGGCGGCAAAAATGCTAGGCATGAAAAACGTGCCGACAATCCGCCTCAACCATTTGAATGAAGCACAGCGCCGTGCGCTGGTAATTGCCGATAATAAAAGCGCTGAGAATGCCGGTTGGGATGAAAACCTGCTCCGCGAAGAATTATCGGCGCTGGAGGATTTAGACTTTAACGTTGATCTTCTGGGCTTTGATGCTGAGGAGCTGGAAAACCTGTTCTTGGATGAGGACGGCGCATCAGGCGGTTTAACAGATGAAGATGCTGCGCCCGAAGTTCCGGAAAAGCCAGTTAGTGTTGAAGGCGATATTTGGATTTGCGGTGAGCATAAAGTGCTGTGCGGTGATTCCACGATGATCGACAGTTACAACGCCCTGATGGGTGAAGAGCTGGCCGATATGGTGTTTACAGATCCGCCATACAACGTCAATTACGCCAATTCGATGAAAGACAAGATGCGCGGTAAAGCCCGCCCGATCCAAAATGATAATCTGGGCGATGGGTTTGGTGACTTTCTCTACGACGTTTGCACTAACCTCATGATGATGTGCAAAGGCGCAATGTATGTCTGCATGAGTTCGTCAGAGCTTCACACATTGCAAAGTGCCTTTGTTGGCGCTGGTGGCAAGTAGTCAACCTTTATCATCTGGGCGAAAAACACCTTCACGCTGGGACGCGCGGATTATCAGCGCCAGTACGAACCAATTTTATATGGCTGGAAAGATGGACATGAGCATTTTTGGTGCGGGGCACGAGATCAAAGCGATGTTTGGTTTGTGAACAAGCCCGTCAAAAACGATCTGCACCCCACTATGAAACCTGTGGAGCTGGTGGAGCGTGCCATCCATAATTCCAGCAAAACCAAGGATATTGTGCTGGATGCTTTCGGCGGTTCAGGATCAACCATGATTGCTTGCGAAAAAACAGGCCGTCGCGCTCGATTAATTGAGCTTGATCCAAAATATGTGGATGTGATTGTGAAGCGCTGGGAGGAATTTACTGGGAAAAAGGCAACTCTGGCCGATGGTGGCCAGAGTTTTAAAGAGTTAGCTAAAAAGCGGGCTTCTTAGGCTGCTTTGTCGGTAATACGATAATACCGAGCACCATCAACACGTTCGCTGATAATTTCTGCGCCAGCTTTTTTGAGGATGGAAAGATGCCCGCATACCGTGTGTTTTTGCCAGCCGGTCTTTTTGCAAAGCTCTTCGATGGTTGTGCCTTTATCAGATTTGAGCAGTTGTTCAACCATGGCCTTTTTTGTGATTTTTGGTGCGTCCTCTGCTGATTTTGTCTCGGTGCTTTTATCTGCTGTTTGTGTTGTCATGATCATTCCTTATCGAAGTTGTTGGTGATGTCATGAACGCTTCAATTCAAACGCTTATCAAGTGAATAAGCATAGGAAAGCAATAGAATATGGGACTTTCAATCAGGAAATACGCAATATTGCGCGGCGTAACCGAGGGCGCGGTGCGTAAAGCGATTAAAACAGGACGCATCACCCCCAATGATGACGGCACAATCGATGTTGATCGCGCAGATCAAGAATGGAAAGAAAACACCGATGAGGCCAAAATCAATACGGGATTGCCCGCCATGGCTGAGAATATGCCCGCCGCGAACGGTAAACCAACATTTACAAAAATCAAAACTGCTCACGAGCTTTACAAAGCCCAGCTAACCCAACTTGCCTTGCAGGAGAAGAAAGGTCAGCTGATTAATAAAGATCAGGTAAAAGCCCAGGTTTACAAACTGGGGCGGCAGGTTCGGGATAGCTGGATGAATTGGCCTGCGCGTGTCTCAGCGACAATGGCTGCTGAATTGGGAGTGGATGAACACGCTCTTCATCAGGCGTTAGAGCGCTATGTGAGGGAGCATTTAAATGACATTGGAGAGGGAAAACTCAACTTCGATTGAGTATGACGCGGCATTTGTTCAAAACGTCTACCTCAAAAGCTTCACTCCCGAACCACATTACGACGTTTCATTATGGGCTGATAAATATCGCCTGTTATCCGGTAAATCCTCGGCAGAACCCGGGGAATGGAAAACATCGCGCACGCCATACTTAAAAGAGATCATGGATCAGCTGTCCACCAGCTCGTCCGCGCAACGTATTGTGTTTATGAAAGGCGCGCAGGTTGGCGGGACAGAAGCTGGTAATAACTGGATCGGCTATATCGTGCATATGGCGCCGGGGCCGATGATGGCGGTGTCACCGACAGTGGAGCTTGCCAAGCGGAATTCCAAACAGCGGATTGAACCGTTGTTGCAGGAAACGCCTGCCTTGCGCGAGCGTGTGAAGCCTGCGCGGGAACGTGACAGCGGCAATACGATCCTGAGTAAAGAATTTGAAGGCGGTCTACTCATTATGACTGGCGCAAATTCGGCGGCAGGTCTGCGTTCCATGCCTGCACGTTATTTGTTTATGGATGAGATTGATGCATATCCCGGTGATGTCGGCGGCGAAGGTGATCCGATCCTGCTGGCAGAACGCCGAAGCGCAACATTCCGCCTGCGCCGTAAGATTTTTATGGTGAGTACCCCAACAGTGAAAGGAATATCCCGTGTGCAGCGTGAGTTTGAAAAAAGCGATCAGCGCTATTTTTTTGTTCCTTGTACATCATGTGGCCATTACCAGCATTTGCGTTTTACGCAGTTGCGCTGGCCTGAGGGCGAACCTGAAGAAGCGAAGTATGCTTGCGAGTCTTGCGGGCATCTTATGCACAATCATGAGAAAACCTTACTACTTTCCAAAGGCGAATGGCGGGCAACAGCGGAAAGCGTTGATGGTACGGTCGGTTATCACTTGTCATCACTTTACAGCCCCGTGGGTTGGTTTAGCTGGTCGGATGCGGCAACGCTGTTTGAAGAAGCCAAGCGCAATTCCGATTTAATGAAGGGTTTTGTCAATACGGTTCTAGGAGAGCCTTATGAGGAATCATCCGAAGCACCAGAATGGCAGCGCATTTATGAGCGCCGTGAAAAATACAGCCAAGGCATTGTGCCGATGGGCGGTTTATTCCTCACCGCTGGTGTGGATGTGCAAAAAGATCGTCTTGAATGTGAAGTGGTGGCTTGGGGTCGTCATAAACAAAACTGGTCGGTGGATTACATCATCATTGATGGTGATACCGCCCGCCAAGAAACATGGGATCGCCTCGCGGTCGAAGTATTGGATCGTGATTGGCTACATGAATCTGGCCACAGCATGTCCATTCGGGTGATGGCGGTGGATTCCGGTTATGCCACGCAGGATGTTTACGCCTTTGTGCGTCAGCACCCGCAGGCCGTTTGGGGAGGTTCTGGCGCACGCGCCAGCCAACCGCGCACCGTGGTGGCCATTAAGGGACAGGAACGCGACACAGCGCTCATCTTGAGTGTTTCAAAAGCTGATACGGGTGGTAAACGCCGTGGATTGCGTGTTTGGAACGTCTCTGGCCCCGTGGCGAAGATGGAGCTTTACCGCTGGTTAAAATTGGAATGGCCAACCGATAAAGATTTGGAAGATGGCGTGGCGTATCCGCCCGGCAGTTGTCACTTCCCGCAATATGGCGAGGAGTTTTTCAAACAGCTGACGGCAGAGCGTTGTATCACCCGTGTGGTGCGCGGCTTTCCGAAGCAGGTTTGGGAGAAAGACCCAAGCCGTAACAACGAAGCCTTGGACTGCCGTGTGTATGCACGAGCTGCCGCCAGCATTTATGGGCTGGATCGCATGTCTGATTATAAATGGCGCTTAATGGAAAAAAGCCTTGGACAAGAGGTCATTATTCCAACCAAAGGCGTGGAAATGCCTGTGCCAGCAACACCACAGCAGGCACAAACTGGGCAAACAACACAAAAACCGAAACGAAAGCCAAGAGTGCCGCAACGCAAGGCAATCAAGGCTGACGATCCGTATTTATAAGGAGCAACGCATGACGGACACATTGCTGGAATTGCAAAGTCGCTTGGTACAAGCCAAGGAAGCACGCCACCGTTTACTGACTGGTACGCAGGAAGTTACCGTCAGCTTGCATGGATACGGCTCAACCACTTACAGCCAGAGCACCATTGTGGCGCTGGAGCGTTATATTTCGGAATTGGAACGCGATATTGCCAAGAAAAGCGGTTCAAGTCGCCGCGGCATTATTCGCACAAGGTTTTAAGGATATTTAAATATGGTTCAACTATTAGATAGCGCAGGAAACCCGCTTAAAGCCAGTGATACGGCACATCGCGCAGCATCTCACCGTGCGCGTGAGCTTTCCAGCTGGTTACCGCCTTTAGGATCTGCAGATAGTGATTTACTGGGTGAATTGCCCACGCTGGTGTCACGTTCTCGGGATTTAAGCCGTAACCATGGTGTTGCCGCTGGTGCGATGCAAACACTCACCGATAATGTGGTCGGTACCGGTTTGCGTTTATCGGCAACGCCTGACTATCGGGCGTTGGGCAAAGATAAGAAATGGGCGGATGAATGGTCACGCGGCGTGGAATCCCAGTGGCGTGCATGGTCGGATAGCACCGATTGTGATGCCGCGCAGAGTTTAAACTTTGCAGGATTAGGCGTGAAGGTGAAAGTCCGCCCATGCACCAGCCCGATTTTCTATGCCGCGCGCGCCTTTATGAACAAGCGTTTGACGGAGCTAGGCGAAGAATATCGCAAGCGAAAAGAGATCGGCGCATCGGTTGAAGATCTTCCCGATGTTGAAAACGCAGAAATTCGTGTAGCGCTGGCTGAGGAATATCTTGCACGCGGTCTTGCCCGTGCAGCGATTATCGATTGGGAGGGTATTTTGGAATCGACAGGCGATGAAAAAGCCCCTGTCACCCCTGAAAAGATTGATGAGCTCATGACAGGGTTTTGGTCAATCGCTGCCAGTTTTTCTCAACAATATACAGGTGTGCGGGAGTTGATCGAAGCTGAAAAAAAAGGTTACAGCGCCGCGCCGAATGGCACTTCGGAGACGGCGCAGGATATTGCGGGAACTGCCCCAAAACCTGCGAAGACTGCCCGTTCGAAGAAAACAGCCCGCAAAGCCTAGAGGGCTTTCAAGCGTGGGATATTGCCGTTCGCATATCCCCACAAATCAGAAACAGTTTTCCTTTATCCGAAGCCTTAAGCCTCGCATCAGCGCTGGGCTATGACATGGCCGTGATGGGAGAGCTGTTGCCTGCACTATCAACCGGTATCACCAAAGCCTTGATGGCTCATAAGGAATAATAGACCCGCCATGCGTTCACAAAAAAACATGTCGATCCGCCTTGCTGTGGTGGACGGGAAAAAGGTTGAAGATACCTTTTCTCGTATCGGGCGCACAACCAATGAAATCCAATAAAAATGCTTTTCCTAAAAAGAAATGCTTGATTTTTATGGTGTGGCTCTATTATAAAGCACTCTGTCTTTTGAGGCATATACGTGCGTCCCGTTCGTCTAGAGGCCTAGGACACCGCCCTTTCACGGCGGCAACACGGGTTCAAATCCCGTACGGGACGCCAATAATTTCAATGACTTAGATGGCGCCCGCAGGGGCGTTTTTTGATTCTAAGGCTTGAGGAGCAGTGCTTCGGGGCGCTTCTCACAGGCCAGCGGCGGCCTTATCTACGGTAATTATCTTGTGGTGAATTTGCTTTTGCCGCCTGTGGGGCAAAGCGATTCGTGTTTTTGGGGAGTGTAAGCCCGTGCTTCGCCCTCTGGGCTTCGCAGGGCATAAGCGTTTCATGGCTCGCTTTGCTCGCTGTGAATGGTAGCGGAGGAGGGACTTGAACCCCCGACACATGGATTATGATTCCACTGCTCTAACCGGCTGAGCTACTCCGCCCCGATAAAGGAGAAAGATATATGGCTTAACTAACGCGCTCTTGTCAAGTGTTGTTGGGAAGGATTTGGAAAATGCGATCCTTTACATTTTTCCGCCAGCTGTCCTCTGGTTGTTTGTATTGATCGCCTGACATTGGTTCTTTCCTGCTCATTTAGGTGCATTGCATATTTCTCGGGTATGAAAGTGTTTCCATTTGTATTTATTACAAGGTGCAATGCCAGATAGCCCAGCAATGTTTTTCTGTCTTGAATGTCAGGGTTTTCAATATTCTTCAAAGGGGAATTATCTGACTGTAGAATACCCATTGCACGGGCTCTTGCATTGTTCAAAAGCGCTATTTTTGCTTCCTGAAGAGAATATTCGTTACTTTTTTGCGGATTACATTCTCTCGCTTTTTCGAGGTGTTTATAGGCTTCCTCCTGCTTGCCTTGCTCTGCTTTAAGATTGGCAAGTCTGGACCAATGGCGTGCAGCCTTAAAATGTTGATCTTCGGGGCCGGACATAATCTGATCTATTTTGGCCTTTATATCCTCTGGTGAAGCTTTATTTTGATTGGCATTGTTACTGTGGCGGCCTGAACGCCGATTAAAATCAGGCCTGCGGTCATGCCTCCATTTATTAGGCTTGTTTGATTTGTGCATTATTGTATCCCTCTATTTTGTAAAGTGAAGCGACATTACAAAAGCAGCCCCTCAAAGGTCAAGAATTATGTTAAGAGTGACGGGGCTACTCCGTCCCCGTAATCCAGCCGCCGCCGAGCACGCGATCCTCGGCGTAGCACACGGCGGCCTGTCCGGGGGAGATGCCGTATTGCGGCTGGTCGAGGATAATTTTTGTGCCTGCGCCGTTTAGCAGGCGCGCGCTGACGGGCTGCATCACGGAGCGGAACTTGACCGATACCGGCAGGCCGTCCGCCGGGATATCCACCAGCCAGTTGCAATCCTCAATGATGATTGTATCGCGCTCCAGCGCTTCTTTCGGGCCGACGATAACCTCATTACGCGCAGCATCAATGCGCACGACATAGAGCGGCTCATTATTCTCAGAAACGCCGCCGCCAATGCCAAGGCCTTTGCGCTGGCCGATCGTATAGTGAATAACGCCTTGGTGCGCGCCGATCTCGCGCCCGTCCACATGCATGATTTTGCCGGGCTTTTCGGCCTCGGGGCGGATTTTCTTAACCACACGTGCGTAATCGCCATGCGGCACGAAGCAGATATCCTGAGAGTCGGGCTTATCAGCAGTCAGCAGGCCGAGCCGCTCTGCCTCCTTGCGGGTTTTGTCCTTGCTCCAGCCGCCCAGAGGAAAGCGCAGGAAATCAAGCTGCTCCTGCGTGGTGGCAAAGAGGAAATAGCTCTGATCCTTGCCGTGGTCATGGGCGCGGTGCAGCTCTGCTACGCCGTTATCATTTATCGTGCGCTTGATGTAATGGCCGGTGGCCATGCAATCCGCGCCCAGATCATGCGCGACAGCCAGCAGGTCACGGAACTTAACGCTCTGATTGCAGCGCACGCAAGGGATCGGCGTTTCTCCGCGCATATAGCTATCGGCAAAATCTTCGATCACGGACTCGCGGAAGTTGCTTTCGTAATCAAGAACGTAATGGGGAAAGCCTCGGCTCTCGGCGACGCGCCTTGCATCATGGATATCCT